CGCGATTCCCGGACCTACCAGATAGCACAACTATCTATCAGGCTCGGGGTCGCGCCACAGGCGATATTGGATCTCGATAGAACGATGTACGACACGTTAGTACAAGTATTAAACGATCAAGCCAAGGAGGCCGAAAATGCCAGTCGCTCTAAAAGGCGTACGCGAAACGGTTAAAATGCTCCGCAAGGTTGATCCCGAAATGTTGAAAGAGATGAACGCCGAAGTCCGCGCAGCTATGATTCCGATCCGGGATAAGGCTCGCGGCTTTGCGCCTTCACCACAACCAGACAATCTTTATATGTGGGCCGAGGGCTCACGCGGTAAACAAATTACTGCACGTAATTCTATGTTTAGAACCTTTAACACTGAGGGCCGCTTGCGTATGTTCCCTTTGTACGATGCCGAACTTGCCAAGAAGGGTATCTATTACTCACAGGCACCGAGCAAGCGTAATCGCAACGGCTGGCAAGCTTTGTATTATGTAGCCAACAAATCCGCTGCCGGTTCAATCTATGAAACCGCTGGCCGTAAGAATCCAGGCGGAGACCCTAATAGCCGCTCAAACAATCCCGGCGCTGGCGCTCACTTCATTAGCCGGATGGGACCGCTCTACGGTGACAAACAAGCCGAGCGTGGCCGTATGATTTTTAGAGCTTGGAAAGAGGATCGTGGTAAAGCCCAGGATGCGGTCGTAATGGCTATTATGAAAACGATTGAAAACTTTAACCAGGGCCGATTTGGGCTGGCTGCATAATGGCCAATTTACCTAATCTATTAGTTACCGCCGCTGCCGAGTGGAATGGTAAGGCGCTCACCAAAGGTGAGAAGCAGATCAATGCCTTTGGTAAAACCGTTAAAGGCTTGGGTCGAACCCTAGGCATAACCTTTAGCGCCGCTGCCCTACTAGGTTATTCAAAGAAAGCTGTAGCTGCATATGGCGAACAGATAGCCGAGGCAAAGCGTTTAGACCAGGCATTACGTAACTTAGGCTTCTCCTTTGCGACCGCTGAGGCAGAGGGCTACATAGATGCCGTGGAAAAAGCCACCGGTGTCAATCGAGATGTACTTCAACCTTCATTTATTCAATTAGCCCAGGTAACCAGATCAACAACTATTGCGCAGTCGATGCTAAATACTGCGATGGATATCAGCGCCGGTACGGGTATGGATCTCGTGTCAGCTACGAAAATCCTAAGTCAGGCATACGTAGGCAACCTCAAAGGCCTAAAGCAGTTAAACCTAGGATTAACGAACGCCGAGTTATCGGGTAAGTCATATCTCGAAATCGAGAAGCTAATTGCCGCACAATACGCAGGTCAATCTAAAAACGCGGCTGACTCATATGCCGGTTCGGTTAATCGCCTTAAAATTGCGGCAGAACAAGCTAGCGAACAGATAGGTCAATCTTTAGTAGCTGCACTGGGTACGTCATCCGGTGGTATGGATAAATTGATTACCAAGGTGGACAGCGCTGCTGATTCAATTTCTGGACTTATTACTAATACGGCGTACCTAACTAAAGAATTAGGCAATTTATTCTCTAGCATTCCTGGAGCAGGGGTTTTAGAGGATGCCGGTAGAGCTCTTAAGAATTATCTGGGCAGGTTCTCAATCGGTGCTTTACGTAACAATGTAGACATAGTTTTGGGCCGCCAGGGTGGATTCCCACAAGGCGTACCTCAAGATATTAAAAATATCCAGGCTAATGCGGAAAAAGCCAAAATGGACAAGGAAGCCTTAAAGCGCCAAAAGGAATTAATCGCATTACAAAAGAAAGCCCAGTTAGCCGAAAAGAATAAGTTAGCTCTAAGCAAGGCTGCGGCAGTCTTTGATACGACCCGGGTATCTATTGCGGCGGCATTAAAGGCAACCTATGACAAAGAGACCTTGTTACGCCTTGAGGCGCTTATGGCTATTGAGGACGAAAACGGCGAACTTGCATTAAAGAAGATAGGCGAACTGGCTAACTTCCAAAAGAACGCTGACCTGGCTAAATTGGCTGGAATCAAACAGATCAGCGATGCGGCATTATTGGCTATTAATACGCAGCTATTAAATGAATTAAACGCGATCGATAAATCAAAGATGGCCGAAGGTGATAAAGAAAACGCTCGCCAGATAGCCTTTGGTAAATACAACGCTGCCATTACGGCTGCCGGTGATTTAGCAGCTAAGGAAAGTTACAGCGAGCGCGTACAGATTCAACTAACCGAAATTGCCAAACTTGCCTCACTTAGCAAGACATCAAACGCGGCAACGGTCCTCGGCAAGCTTCGCGAATCCGAAGAGTTAAATATGATCGATCGCGTAGCCAACGCACAAAAGGCAGCCGATGATGCACGACTCAAAGCATTACAAGAATATATAAACCTATTAGGCAAAGTCGGGGTACCTACAAGCGGCTCGCTTGGTAGCGGTATTACGCCTGGCGATTATATCGCGCCAATAAGTACCAAGGGCGGCTCGATTGATGCAATATTAGAATATGCCGAATCAGCCGCAGCTCGAGCTAATGCTTTCGCTGATTTATTAGATTTACAAAATGCAGCCGATGAAGCGGCATTAATGTCTGGGCCACTGGGTCAATATGCCACGACCATTAACGTAAAAATCGAAACTGGTGTAGGTGACCCAGAAGCGATCGCTCGAGCTGTCGAAGATGTATTAAACCAATCGAGTTATCGTGGTACGTCCGTCAATCGCGGCTCCGGAAACTATATAGCGGTATGAGTACTTGGCTTCCTGAATGGCGTATAACCGTGGGCACCACGGTTTACACAAACGTCCTAAGCGTAAATATGGCAACGGGTCGCGATGATATTGATCTGCAATGCAACGCCGGCTATGCCCGTATGGAGATCGTAAACGTAAACAATACGGCCTTCGATATTGACGTTACTGATATTTTGACTTTAGAGCTAAAGAACAGTTCCGGCACATATGTACCCGTATTCGGTGGCACCGTATCGGACTTTGGCATATCCGTACGCTCACCGGAAGAGGTCGGCTTTATAACAATCGGTAATATATTGGCTGTCGGTTCCCTGGCTAAATTGACTAAGGCCCTTTTTCCGGATGCCCTACCAAAGACCGAGGACGGCAACCAGATCTATGACATTCTAAACGAGCTATTAATCAACTCGTGGAATGAGGTAGCCCCGGCGCTTCAATGGTTCGATTATGATCCTACGACCACTTGGGCCAATGCCGAGAACGTGGGCTTGGGCGAGATTGACCAGCCGGGCCTTTACGAGATGATCTCACGCTCGGCCGATCCGTTTAGCAGCTACAACCTCTGCGCCCAGATTGCACAAAGCGCACTGGGTAATATGTACGAGGATAAGGCTGGTCGTGTCTGTTATGCCGATGCTGACCACCGTACGGCCTATTTATCGGCTAACGGTTATACGACGATATCTGCCAATTACGCCGTACCAACAACAGTTAAATCTATTTTACAGATCGGCAAAATTCGCAATTCCCTGGTATTCAATTATGGCAACAATTACAACAACCAGGCCACAGCCCTGGATGCCGCCTCTATCGCCACGTACGGCCGCTACCAGCGCAGCGTTAGCTCTAACCTTCACAACTTAACCGACGTTGAGGATGTAATGGACCGCGAACTGGGCCTTCGGGCTATCCCACGCGAGCAGCTACAAAGTATTACTTTCCGCCTGGATAACCCAGACCTACCCGATGCCGAGCGTAATAAGCTGATTAACGTATTCTTTGGTGAACCTATCGTTATTAACGACCTTCCGATTAATATGTTTAACGGGTCCTTTAATGGATTTCTGGAGGGCTTTGCCATCAGGGCTACGCCTCAATTCGTAGACATAACGCTCACGCTGAGCCCTACAGATTTCTCACTGGTTGCGCCACAGTGGGACACAGTAAGCCCGCCTAGCCTCATTTGGACAGGTGTAAACGCTACACTTGAGTGGGAAAACGCATATGGAGGTTTAACTTGAGCACGGTCACCCCGAACTTTAACTGGCCCGTTCCAACTTCGACAGATCTTGTCAAAGACGGAGCTACGGCTATCGAGGCATTAGGAGATTCTATCGATGCCTCGCTGGTCGATCTCAAGGGCGGCACCAGCGGACAGGTATTAAGCAAGAACTCGAATACGGATATGGACTTCGTTTGGGTTACCTCAGACGATGCTAACGCTATCCAGAATACGATCGTCGATGCAAAGGGCGATTTAATTACAGCTACAGCGGCCGATACCCCGGCACGTTTAGCGGTGGGGGCTAACGGCGAAACGCTCGTAGCAGATAGTTCCGCTTCGGTCGGAATTAGATACCAAGCAAACTTTTCCGCTGGAAAGAATAAAATTATCAATGGTGATTTTGGAGTCTGGCAACGAGGTACAAGTTTTTCAACAACCGTTGATATGTTTACCGCGGATAGATTTTTTATTCAGAAAAACAATACCAACACAATTAGCCAACAAACATTTACTCCAGGAACTGCGCCCGTGGCTGGTTATGAAGGACAATATTTCTTACGCTATGCAAGAACAACAACCGCAAGTGGTTCAGATTTTTTCTATCAAAGAATAGAAGATGTTAGAACCTTTGCTGGTCAAACTGTTACATTTTCATTTTGGGCAAAAGCCGATTCTGCACTTTTAATTGGCGGAATTGAAATTGACCAAATTTTTGGAACAGGTGGAAGTGGAACAGTATCAACAACTTTAACTGCGTCAGGTAGCACAGGATTTTCAGTAACTACCTCTTGGGTTCGATATTCTTGGACTGCAACTTTACCAAGCATCGCAAGTAAAACTATTGGTTCAGGTTCACATATTCGTCCACGAATCAACTTTGTTGGCGCAGCAGCAACCTTTGATACTTGGGGCTGGCAGTTAGAGGCTGGCAATACTGCTACTGCTTTCCAGACTGCAACAGGAACAATCCAAGGAGAATTAGCCGCTTGTCAGAGGTACTATGTTCGATTCAACGCGACTCAAAATTACAGTTATTTTGGTGCTGGCGTGTCAAGATCAACAAACCAAACAGATGCTCAAATACGCTTTCCAGTAACTATGAGAACTAATGCTTCATCAGTTGATTTTTCAACTTTAGGAGTAACCAATAATTACAATACCGCATTATCGGGAACGATTAGCAGTGTTGCTTTAGATACTGCATCTAACACAAACAATGCGGCAGATGTTTTAATTACAATGACTTCAGGCGCATTAACAACAGACAAGTATTATTATTTAGTAGCAAACAATTCAACCTCAGCCTACATTGGCTTTAGTGCGGAGTTATAAAAATGAATAATGTGACTTTTTTTGAAACTGAAACAATGGGAGTAATTACAGAACACGCCATTATTGACCGAGGCAATGGTGAGTTTACATCAATGCCTAAAGCAGAATACGACCGCAGACAAGCGGAACAATCCACACCGAGCGTTACAAGTGGAGACTAGTTATAACGGCTATCCGGCATCAAAAGACCCGGAAGCAATAAAGATCAAGTCCTACCTTGTAAAGGGTACGGATCGTAAGCTGCGTTGTGCTGAGAGTGTGGGGCCACTGCTCGCAGCCTTCGCGGCTGAATTTCACGAGTTAATTGAGCCGATCGATGAGGGTACGTTTGACGACTGGGCATACGCCTATCGAATGGTTAGAGGTAATCCGACCAAACTATCGTGCCACTCATCCGGTACAGCTATCGATCTAAACGCGACTAAACATCCGTTAGGTAAGTTTGATACGTTTCCGGCTGAAAAGGTACCGATGATTCGGGCCTTGGCTAAGAAGTATGGACTAAAATGGGGCGGCGATTTCAAGAGCCGTCCGGACGATATGCACTTCGAAGTTAATGTGACACCGGCCAAGGCTAAAGCCTTAATCGAGACTTTAGGTTTATAGTTATCCAAAATCCTTAAGGGCACTAAGGAGCACGAAATGAAAGAACAAGCAATAGCTGCTGCAAAATCCTACGGTCGCGCTGCGCTGGCTAGCGCCGCTGCGCTGTATATGTCTGGTATATCAGATCCGAAAGTATTGGCTAACGCGTTTATCGCCGGGCTAATCGGGCCATTACTTAAAGCGCTTCAACCTTCCGAAGGTCAGTTTGGGGTCAAGAAGTAATGGAACAAGTCCAGCTCGTAGTCGGTATAACTTTGGGGAGTTGTACCATTTTGGGGCTGGGGGCTGGACTTATCCGTCATTTTGTAAAGTATTACCTGTCCGAGCTAAAGCCTGACGGAAACGGCGGCCATAACCTACGCGGTCGGATTGACCATATGGAGGCCCGTCAGGAGCGTATGGACCAAAAGATCGACAAGATATATGAAATATTATTGGAGACACGCCTAGCCAGGTAATTGCCTTTTGTCAGTGGTAGGCCTCATACTGGTACAACAAACGCCGGGAGGGCTACTCGGTTTGGTAGCTGCTCGGCCTTAACAAAGGGCGAACAATGAACAGTATGGACCTATTAATAGGCCTTGCCGCTTGCGGTATTGGCTTTATGTTTATGGTGATCGGATATTCAATCGGTTACCGCCAGGGGCACGGCGAAGGGTTTATTCGCGGCCGGGCAATAGCACAGGCTCTGAAAGACAAGGAGCTAATCTAAATGGGATTCTTGGACAATTACGAGGATGTAAATAGTAGGATTAAACGCTTTCGATCCGAGCATCCGACCGGCAGACTGGTTGCCATTATTGAGGATATGGATTTAGCCAAGGGCACGATTCTAATTAGGGCCGAGGCCTACCGTGAATACGAGGATCACGTACCGAGTGCCGTGGATTACGCATATGGAAACGTTGCCTCACTACCAAACAATATGAAGCGCTGGCTGGTAGAGGATACTGTCACTTCCGCCTACGGCCGCGTGATCGGGTTATTGAGTCCTAGCGATGCCGGAAGGCCTACACGTCAGGATATGGAAAAGGTCGAGGTCCTACCGGCCGATTCTGACCCGTGGAGCACCAAGGCTGCGATCGAGGACATTCCTACAATGGCCACAGCTATAACCGACATTGCTTCAAACCTAGGCGGTCAATTAGTAGCTGAAGCTCCACAGTGCTCGCACGGGCATATGGTCTGGGCCGAGGGAACAGCCAAGACAACCGGAAAGCCGTGGGCTGCGTACAAGTGCACGGAAAAGAACCGGGCTAATCAATGTACCCCACGTTGGTATGTTTTAGCTTCTGACGGTAAGTGGAAGCCACAGGTATAAAATGGCTAAAGAGTTTACAGAGGCCGGGCTATTTGATTACATCAAGACACGCTACTTAGAGGATTTGGAAATGAGTAGCGATGCCTTCGAATATATCGATGCAACCAGCCAGGGCTACCGGTTAATCATCGAGCTAAAGTGCCGCCATACACACTATGACGAGCTAATCCTGGAAAAGGACAAGCACGAGTCACTGGTACAACAGGCGGACAAACTAGGCTTTACGCCGTTTTACATTAATTCAACGCCTCAGGGCATATATGCGTTCAACCTACGCAAGATAAAGGTTAATTGGACCACGCGAAAACTGCCGGCATCAACTTTTAACAAGACCATACCCGTTGATAAGACAGTCGCGTATTTACATATAGACGAGGCGGTAAAACTGTAATGGGAGAATTGACGTTTATTAAGGACGGCTACGCAACCACGATTCACGACGATGGCAATATAACAGTCGTAGCTGCGCAATATTGCGACCAATGCAAGAAGTGGCAGACCGGTTTAGGCGGATTCAACGTACGAGACGTAGCCGGCGAGGTCGTAATGTGGCTGTGTGCAGAATGCAGGGCGTAATGACTACCTATAAATACGAGTGCCGTAAATGTAAGAAGGTCACCGAACAGATCGAAAGGATTATCACCGATAACCTGCCGCCTAACGTAAAAACCCTTCAATGTACCAAGTGTGGGGTTATGGGCGTATGTTTAATGGAGGACCAATGACATTAAACGGAATTACAAAAAACGTTTATTCGGACGAATGGTATACAAGCCAGGAGACAGTGGATATTGCTATCGAGCTATTAGACCCGGAGCCTAATTCGCTGATACTTTGCCCGTTTGATTCGGAAAACAGCCTGTTTGTTAAGACATTAAAGGCGATGGAGCACACCGTCATATACGGCATACAGGACTTTATAGACGGACAATTCCATATAGCCGATTATATTATTACCAATCCGCCATTTAGTATTAAAGACCAGATAATTCGCAAGGTGTACGAGTACGGGTTGAAAAGCGTATTGGTATTACCTATTGATGCGCTGGGCGGCGTAAATAGGCACAACCTTTACAGAGAATATGGGTATCCAAGCGTGTACGTGCCATCCAGGCGTATTGCTTACTATGACGAGTCTGGCGAGCTACGTAAAGGTTCAAGCTTTCATTCGGTCATAATGACCTTTAACCAGGGCGATACCGAAATTATGTGGGGTAAATAATGAGCGAAACCCTAGATATGGAGTTTGGATATAACCTGATAGATACGGGCTCATCAGATGATTACTACACACCAGCGCATATATTCGAGGCGTTAGGTATTGAGTTCGATTTAGACGTAGCCTCGCCGGAGGGCGGTATTCCTTGGATTCCGGCTAAACGCCATTACACGATTATCGATGATGGCCTGGCTTCGCCTTGGGAGGGTACGGTGTGGATGAATCCGCCGTACTCGTCACCCCGTAAATGGATCGAGAAGTTTATAGAGCACGGTGACGGGATATGCCTGGTGCCAACGTCTAAAGCTAATTGGTTCAAACAGGCGTGGGATACGGCCGATGGGGTTATGTGTATGGACCCGGCGCTTAAGTTCGTACGTGGTAATAGCTTCGCGCAGATCCAGTACTTGACCATTATGTTCGCAATGGGTGATGAATCAGTAGCTGCATTAAAGCGTTCAGGGTTAGGTAGAGTGCGATGAATAAGTTATCCACAACCATTGATAACCTGTGGACAACACGCCGGCAGCCCGTTAAAGTTATCCACATTATTGCGTTGTCCTTGACCTATCCGGTACGCTCCATACGCGCTGGCGAGCCGCTGAGGCGTGTAGCTCGCAGGCGCTGTTTGGTGCTATTGGGTGCGCTCTGTGTATTAGGCACAACACCAGCCTCAGCTATAAACACACCAAAAGACATTAATAACTATAAGTTATATGCACACTTTAAACTAATAGATGCTAAGGAATATAGATGTTTAGAGCTCCTATGGACACGTGAATCACAATGGAATCCAAGAGCTGATAATCCTAAATCTACAGCCTATGGAATCCCACAAATGTTACGAATGAAGGAACGCGATCCATATCGTCAGATAGATATTGGCCTTCGCTATATTAAACACAGATACGAGACAGCCTGTAATGCGTGGGCACACCATAGAAAGACTGGTCATTACTGATGGTGCACGGTAGGCAGGACCCTAGATTAACTAGGAAATACAAAGCTCAAAGGTTAGTCGTGCTCAATAGAGATGGCTGGACCTGTGCGTATTGTGGGCAAGATGCCACCACGGTAGACCATATCCAATCAATCAAACACGGAGGCGATCCGATTAGCCTTGAGAATATGATCGCTTGCTGCAAGCGCTGTAATAGCTCTAAAGGTTCACGTTCACAGGGGGTTTTTTTAGCGTCGAAGTCTAC